CGGCGGCGAGGTGCTGCCGATCGAAGGACTCGAGGTTTACGGCGGGCTTGATCTTAGCGAGGTGAGTGACCTCACGGCGCTCGTGCTGATCGGCAAGGCGCATGGTAAATGGCAAGTGCACCCGACGTTTTGGTTGCCGGAAGATGGGCTAGTCGACAAGGCGACCGCCGATCGTGTGCCCTATGATTTGTGGGCGCGAGAAGGTTACTTGCAAACGACACCGGGCCGCACGGTAGCGTATGAATACGTCGCGCATTTCCTGCGCGAGTTGTTCAACCGGTACAACATCAAGAAGCTCGCGTTCGATCGCTGGAACATGCGGCACCTGACGCCGTGGCTGGAAAAGGCCGGCTTTACCGAGCAGTTCATCAAAGAGAAGTTCGTCGAGTTCGGGCAGGGCTATGCCAGCATGTCCCCGGCGCTGCGTGAGTTGAGCCAGATCCTTCTTGACCGGAATCTACGACACGGGCAGCATCCGGTGCTCAAGGCGTGTGTGATGAACACCGTCATCGTGAAAGACGACGCGGGCAACCGCAAACCCTCAAAGCGCAAGAGCACGGGAAGAATCGATGGGCTCGTGGCGCTGGCGATGGCGGTCGGCGTGGCGCCGCTGCAAGCACCGAAGATCGATCCCGAGGCGCTGATCGGCTGAGCATGCACCGCGATAGAAACATCCCGGTGATTTTTCCTCCGGGTTACAGGCCGGCACCGGAATCACAGCGGCCCAAGATCTATCAATTCTCCGACGAGCAGCGCGAGCTAGTTGGCTACGCGTTGCAGCAGTTTCGGGATAGCTTGCCGGCGGACGAGGAGGCCAGGCTCGGGCGCCGGCTTGACGACATCGCGGTCGCGCTCGGATATAGCCTGACGCCATGAGCATTCTTGAACGCTACCCGATGCAGAGCTTGCGGCAGATGCACCTGGCGCTGTGGTTGGCGGCGAAGGATTTGGGCGACGGCAAGATCACCGAGGCCGAATACAACGAGATTCACGTCCATGCCCGCGGCCACATGCAAAAGCTAGAGCGCGAGGGCCGGACCGCCAGCGCGCGTGCGCTCAAACAATCGTTGATGACGACCGCGGCGCGCTTGACGAATCAGTCGCAGTCATCGAGAAGAAAGCCGGGAAGCCCTTCGGGTTACCCTCTTCGGAAAACTTGAGTAGCGCCCGGTTCGATCGGGCGCTCCTTTTCTCCTCCCCGAGCGTGTGGCCATGCTTCGGGGCACCGCGGACCCTCGGTACAGCGTCGCACGCCGCAGCCGCTCTGCCTTGACTCGTGTCACGTCGGGCAGACCGAGGGTCCGCATCCTTTCTACATTGTCGTGAGGTAACGCTATGACCATCGGTCTCGCGTTCTGGATCATTATGCTCGTGTGGGCCGTCTTCGGCTTGTTGTCGCACTTCGGCTACGTCGCGGGCGGCTACGTCGCGGGCGCTAACGTCATCTTGCTTTTCGTGCTGTTCGGATTGCTCGGCTGGGGCGTATTCGGTCCGCCGCTGCACCGGTGAACACGCTAGAAATAAATCTTCGTCTCGATCGCGCGATTGCGCTTTGGCAAAAAGATTGGGACGAGAGCAAGCATCCGCGCGATCCCGCGGGCTCGCCGACCGGTGGACAATTCGCCGGCGGTGGTGGGGGCGAAAGCGGCGAAGCTAAGCCGAGCGGCGGCAAGCCCGCGGGCAAGCATCCGGGCGCCGGCTATTCCAAGCATGCGGTGTTACGCAGTGACGGCTCGATCTATACGACCGACGTGCACGACGCCGCGCGCGCGCTGTACGAAGGCAAGAAGGTAGAGCTTGATCAGCCGAAAAAGGTCAGCACGCTTATCCACGAACTCGGCAAGGAAGCAGAGCGCTGGGAGAAACAAGGTCACGAGGCGCCCGTCTTCAATCTCTGCGATGTCAGTATCGAGGGCACAAACCTTTTCTGCGCAGAGAGCAAAGACATCCCACGCGTCGAGATGCCGGTCATCCCGGCGAAGCGCACGGGTGAGTTTATCCAATATCTCAAAGATCAAGGCTACAAGGTCGAGAAAGGTCGCGAGCGCGCTGACCATTTGCGCGCCACGCAAAGCGAGATCAGCGGCGCCAAGGTTGCCGCTTCGATGCAGCGGATCAAGAAAGAAGGATTTTACAAGCGCCTGGTGATCTCGAAGGACGATTACATTCTCGACGGTCATCACACGTGGGCCGGCGAGATCGGCATCGAGGCTGGCAAGGGCACGCTCGGTGACGAGAAAACGGTCAAGATCGCCCGCGTCAACATCTCAATCATAAAGCTGATCGAAGCGGCGGAGAAATTCACTGGCGGCGCTGGCAAGAAACCGGCGAGCGAAGCGGCCAAGACACTCGGTGAGGTCATGCGTGAGTGGGCCGAAGGTGAGATTAGGAGGCAGTAATGCCGATGCCGAAGCCGAAGGACGGCGAGAAGCAGGACGCCTATATGGCGCGCTGCATGCACGAGATGAGCAAAAGCCCGGATCGGACCAACGAGCAGAACGTCGCTGCATGCTTGCAAGGCTGGCGCGACGCGCATGGTGGCAAGAAGCCGAGCAAGAGCACCGACGAAGTTAAACGCATCATCGCGCTGTGGGCAAAGGTGCTCGCCAATCCGGCGATGATGAAGGCGATGGAGGACGCGCCCGAGCCCGAGCCGGATATGACAAAAGAAGAATACATGGATGAATGCTTAGAGAATTTGGCGGAAGAGCAACCGGAGATGGACGAACAAGACGCCGAGGACTCTTGTGAATTAGCTTGGGAGGATTTCAAACCGTACTCTGGCTTGACAGAAGATTCCGGCGCGCGCGCCGTCGTGCACAAGACCCACGCCACCGATGGCAAGGGCACCGAGTTCGTGCTTTCGGATGCTACCCCGGATCGCTTTGGTGACATTGTACAGGTGGAGGGCTGGGAGTTCCAAAATTTCAAGAAAAATCCCGTCGCGCTCTTTTCGCACCGCGCGGACTTTCCGATCGGCACTTGGAGCAACATCCGCATCGGCGAGAAGGCGCTTCGCGGCGAGCTTATCCTCGCGCCCAAGGGCATTAGCCCGCGCATTGACGAGATCCGGGGCCTAGTCGAGGCCGGCATCCTGCGCGCGGTGAGCGTCGGCTTTAAGCCGCTGGCGTCGCATCCGGTCGATAATACCAAGAACGATCCTTTCGGCATGGCGCCGCAGATCTACACGAAGTCCGAACTTGTCGAGGTTAGTCTCGTTGCGATCCCCGCGAATCCAAACGCGCTGGCGGTCGCCAAGTCGCTCAACATTTCCGCAGCAACGCGCTCATTGGTCTTTGCCGAGCATGGCAACCAAAAGACCGGTGACGGTGCTGCTGGCTACGCCCGCACGCGCGCCGAGCATGGCAACAAGCGCAAGCAGGTCATCACCGCCACGTCTGGCAAAACCAATCCCAAGATGGGAGCGCATCCAATGTTGCTTTCTCAGCGCATCGAAGCTGCCGAGACGTTTCTGGTGACGTTGAAAGATCAACTCACCGCACATCTCGACACTGTCGATGATCAGAACCCGGATGAGGCCGCGCAGGCGGTCACCGAGGATCTAAACCAGAAGATCGGCGCCGCCGAGAGGAACCTCAAGAACCTCAAAGACGCCGAGTCCAGGCTCGTCAAGGCGACTGCCGATCGTAGCGGCAACGGCACCGGGCGCGAGATTATGCGCACGTCGACCGCCTTCACGCAGCCGGCGCGCAGCAACGGTGATGGTGGCCCGCGGCCGTTTGGTATGGCGGCGAAAAAGGTCACTCCGGTCGAGTACCTAATTCGCCAAGGCGTGGTCGCCGCGTTCATGCATATGAAGCATCTCAACGCCGACCAGGCGCAGCAACTTTGCGGCTATTCGGACGACGAGTGCACCAAAGCTTATGTCGATTACTGCCAAAAGGCGGCATCGGCGGTAGCTATGACCAGCGTGACGGGTTGGGCGGCAGAACTCGCTCAACAGGTTTACGGCGACTTTCTCCAACTGCTCGCGCCATCGGCCGTTATGCCAGCACTTGCTGCCAAAGGCTTGGCTCTTACCTTTGGCCGCGCCGGCAAGATCGTGATCCCGGCCCGTTCGGCTACGCCATCTCTCGCCGGCTCGTTCGTCGGCGAAGGCGCGCCAATTCCCGTTCGGCAGGGCGCGTTCACGACCGTTTCCCTCGTTCCGAAGAAGCTCGGCGTGATCACCACCTTTACGAGGGAAATCAATGAGCACAGCATTCCCGCGATCGAGGGAATTCTACGCGACTCAGTCGCGCAAGATACTTCGGTGGCGATCGACACTGTGCTGCTCGACGCTAACCCGGCGACCTCGATCCGGCCCGCCGGACTTCGTAGCGGTGTTTCTGGCCTTACGCCCACCGCGGGCGGCGGCTACGCCGCGTTTATCGGCGATCTCAAGGCACTCGCGGGTGCGTTGCTGACCGCAACCGCTGGGCATGTGCGCGCGCCGGTAATAATCATGAACCCGCAGCAGGCACTCAGTATCAGCCTGATGCAACCCGCCAACGCCGCGGCGCCGCTGTTCCCGTTCTCCGACGAGATCGCGGCCGGACGCTTGCGCAACTTCGCCGTCATCACCAGCGGCAACGTTCCGCTCACGATGGTGATCGCGTTGGATGCCGCCGACTTCGTCACAGCCGGCGACGAGGCGCCTCGCTTCGAGGTCTCGGACCAGGCGACCCTCCACCTCGAAGACACGGCACCGGCGGACATCACCGGCGGCACGCCGAGTCCTGCCGTTCCCGTCAAGTCAATGTTTCAAACTGATTCACTGGCTTTGCGTTTGGTGTGGCCGTTGAATTGGGCTTTGAGACGCACGGGTATGGTGACTTGGGTAACTGGCGTTACCTGGTAATACCTATTGCTAGCGGACGGGGCTTACGGGGCTCGATCCGCAGTGGTCGAGCAAGGCTTGTCCGTCCGCTAGCAACCTAAATGGCAAATCAACATCAGGAGGCTAGAATGGCAGACGCAAAAGGCCCGCCCTATAAGTCCGCGGCGGATGCTCCACGTGGAACACCGACGCCGACGCAGGCCGAGCTAAACAAGATCGCGATCGGTGAGGCGGTCGAACTCGCCAGGGACGGCACGCCGGAAGACACCGTCAACGTGTCGCTCGCAGGCAACGTGATCGGCGTAAAACCAGCGACGCCGGCGACGCACGAAACACCGGCGCAGCACGCTTCGACACGCAAGTGATCCCGGCAACCTCGGCGGCCGAGCTAAGTTATCTCTGGCCGATAAATTGGCTCGGCCTGCATCGCCAGTATCTCAATCCCGGCGAGATGGAAGTCATCGCCGCGTTGCTGCGCCAGGTCGCGGCGCAGAGCATGCTTGAGATCGGATGCCGGGACGGGCGCACGGCGCGCGTGCTGCTCAGTAACGTCACGTCGCTCAAGCGTTATGTCGGCGTCGACGTGCCGATGACCTATGAGCCTGGCCTCGCGATGCAGCGCGCCGAGATGGTGCCAGACCCCGGCGCCCTCGTCGTCGACGATCCAAGGTTCAAGCTTATCGTGCGCACGCACGGATCGCTCGATCTGCGCGTCGGCGATATGGAGCAGGTCGACGCCTGCTTCATCGATGGCGATCACAGCGAAGAGGTCGTCTACCGCGACAGCTTCCGCGCGCTCACGCTGGTGCGCAACGGTGGCGTCATCATCTGGCATGATTATACGAGTAACTACCTCGACGATGTGACCAAGACGTTAAACCGTCTTAAGAAGGAAGGCTGGCCGATCCAGCACGTCGCAGGAACTTGGCTCGCGTACCGGATGGTCGAGCCGGATGACGCTTGAGCCGGATATCGCGACGCTGCACATCTATCAGGGCGTTGATCTATTCCATAAGAATGACTTCGAGGGCGCGCTGGTCGAGTTCGAGATGTCGCTCGCGCTCGATGAAAACCCATACGCTCGCTGGAACCGATCGCTAACGCTGCTTTCGTTAGGACGATATGAGGGCTTTCGCGATTGGGGCGTGAGCCGGCAGATTTACCGAAGCCAGCTAAGTCAAGACGCCCAATGGCTGCAAAGAAATCTTCGGCCTTGGCACGGCGAGCCCGAGCCCGTCGTGCTCCTGGCCGATGCTGGCTTTGGCGACTGGATTCAACTCGCGCGGTTCATTCCGATGATCCGCGAGAGAGCGGGGCGGGTATTCCTTGAGGTACCCGCTCCGCTGGCG